TGTTTACGGTGGACTTCTGCGCTGATGAGATGGCGCTGGACACTGGGTTTACCGAACAGGCCGAAGAGCACAAGAGCTTCAACTGGATTGCCTTAGACAACGGCCAGTTTGCATGCCAGCCCAACAATCGATGCCTGTGGTACGACCAGAGCCTGATCCCTGCTGAGACAAAATTCCCTGACTTTCAAGCGGCCAGAAAATTGTGGACCGTGGACGGCACGCGCAAGTGGTCGGCAGGCGACGACTGGTTTTATGACATCAATGAAAAGAAAGAGTAATCATGGAAAAGTTTGAACCCATGTGCCCTTGGCACATTCAAGTCGGAGACTTGTTCATCGCACCGGGCCGAGTGCCCAACACCGGCACAGTCTGGATCGGTGAAATAGAGGGAGGGCAAGGCGGTGAGTTTAAAGAAATAGACTTGCACGAGGTGCTGCGCAAGTTCTATGACGAGAACTTCTAAAAAAGAAACCCCGCCGAAGCGGGGTTGAAAGTTGGCAACTGCCTTTGAAGGAGACAGCGAGTAGATTTTACCTTATTCGGCTGGAACCATCACGGGGCCGGGAATGTTTGCTTCGTTGCCATCTCTTTTCTTGCGGTACTCTTCAAGCATTCTGTCGACCACGCTTGTATCTAATTGATTTGCCCTGTCTTTAGACAGCATCTGGTCAGTGGTAGGCCGCTCTTGCTCAACTTCTGGAGCACGTGGAGACATGACTGCTGCCCCCATGATTGCGCCGGTCTCTCCTCGGTTAAGGTTTTCAACAGCGCGTTGAGCTTGAGCTGAATTACGCTCTAGAATTTTTACAGCAGCGGCAACTTCTTCTGGCTTTGACGACGAAAGAAGTTTTGCAACTTTGGCCGCAACGTCATCGCTAACGCCTGCTTTTGTTGCTGTAGTTGCCGCCATGTTTAACAAAGAATTGAACCAGCCGCCTGTTACTGAATTGCCAACAAAAGCATTGATTGCACTTTCGCCTGCGTCAAACGCCTCAATGCCAGCTAGCCTTTTAGCTGATGGAGAGCCAGCCATAATTCTGTTTGCTTCTTGAAATAGTTGGTGTTCACGGTCTAAAGCCGCTTTAAACAAATCAAACTTTGCTTGACTTGGGAACAGCGGCATTAACTTTTTTTGCATTTCAGGCGAACCAGTCAAGCGATAGGCCGCATCAGTGTTGTCCTTGCCTTTTTCCACTATGGAATATATTTTACGAACAGCACCAGTTCTAAAGGCTTCTTGTTCTGCCGCGCTAAAGTTTTTTATCATGCGAGTTATTTGCTCAGGCTTAAATTTATCAAAGTCATCCATTCCTGAGCGCAAAGCATCTAGCACTTCTGCATCGCCAGCGTATTGTTGGCGTGCCGTCTTATAGGCTGAGACACCATTAACTTCTGTTGCTTTGTCTAACGCGCCGACCATTGCTTTTTTCAAATCTTTTAAGCTGCTGGCTTCAGCGCTACTCATGCCTTCGCCTTTGTAGCCCTTGTTGACCACCGCATCCATGCCCCGCTTGATATAGTCAAGCGTGCGTACGTCTGGTAGTTTTGACAAGGCAACATTGCCAGCCTCATCTGCGATAAAGATGTCGTCTAGCACATATTTGGAAGCATCTTCTCCGCGCAACTCTGCTGCAAGTTTTTCATTGTCTGCAATCTTTTTGGCTTCATCAAAAAATGTCTTAAATTTTGGGCTTTGCAAAACACGGGTAATTGTTGGGTCATTGACGGTCCCAAATTTGTATGCTTCGTCATACAAATCATTGGCGTTAGCACGCAAGTTCCTAACCATGTCTTCTTCTTGCTGGAAGAAGTCGCCCTTGTTTCCAATGCCGCGCTCTGTCTGTCCAATTACACGATCTTGAATGCCTTTTTTATTGGCATCAAGTATCTTGCCAAGTGTGTCACCAGCTCTCTCACTTTTAGCGGCAACAATTTCGCTAAGGCCTACAGTTGGCCTGCTCACGTTTGCCAATGTAGAGGGGATTCCTGCGGCTCTGTCCAAGGCCATTGCAGCTTGCGCTTGTGCAGGGGTCATTCCAGCACGCTCTAGTGCCGTGTTAACTTTTGCGGCAGCACGTTTTTCAATATAGTCTGGACTGCGACCAATCCTGTCTCGTGCAAATGTTGCAAGATCACGTCCACCGCGAATTGCCACAGGCAGGCCAACGCCAAAACCTGTTCCAACAGTTCCACCAATTATTGCGCCCTTGGTGCGACTGCCTTCTTCAGCAGAGCCTGCTCCAGCTATTGCTCCAGTACCGCCGCCAACAACTGCGCCCCGAGCCAATGGATTTTTGGGCACGACTCTACCTAGTTGATTAGCCAACCTTGCTAGCGCACCAGCCGACCTAGCAGTTGTCGCTACGGCTGCTGGTGCCGCTGCACCGCCTGTCATTGCCGTGCCCAAATAGCTTGCGGCCATTGGCATGACGCCACCAGCAAACTCGGTGATTGGCGCAATTAAGGGATTTTCCTCAGCATATTTTGCATATTCTTGGTTGATTTCTTTTAAGTTATCTTGATAACTTTTTTGACCAACTTTAGATCGCAACCATGCTTCGGCCTCATCGCCCCAGCCCATACCAAGACCTTGACCAACCAAGGCGCGTGTGAAATTGAGTGCATCACTAGCCATTATTTTTTCCCTGCTGTTGGTGGAGTCAGTGTTTGAGGTTGCGTGTAACGTCGCAACGATCCAGATTGCAGACCTTCAAGCGTTGTTCTTTCTCGCGCCAATTTTTTATCCAAGGCATCCAATGTCCTGATCATGATGGCGTCCCGCTCTTTTGAGGACAAGGCATCGATACCCTCTAAAGAAAGCAAAATTGCTCGCTCGCCTTCAGTTGGGTTGCCACCAAACGATGCACGAAGTTTTGCAACGCCTTGTGCGCTAAGGAAATTTTTCAACAGTCTAGTGTTAATTAATTTTTGATCTTTGGGCAGAAATATTTTAGTAATGTTTTCTTCTGTCGCTTCACCCAAACTTCCACCATACGCATTTTGATTTAATGTAATGGCTTGTCGGACATCACCGATTGCGCCTTCCAATGTTCCTATAACTTCTTTTGTCCCAAGAACTTTGGTTAGTTCAGCATCACTCATTGTTTGAGTGTTAAGTTGCTCGCTAATTAATTTAGCTTGGGTCAAACTCATGCCAGCAAGTTGAGCTTGAAGTTGAGACGTTTTTGCATCTACAGTTAAAGCAAAAATTTCTTTTGCTCGTTTTTCAAACTCCGGAGTGCCTTTTGTGAAACCTTCATCAAGAGCTTGCTTACCAGCAGCAGACTGTGGCTCACCAGATCTGACGTAGTCTTTAATAAGTTCAATGGAAATAGCTCGCTTGTCTTTCATCTCTTCAGCAGACAATGCACGCAACGTGTTTAAGTCGTCTTTTGAAGAGGCCATCTTTAATTTCTGAACTTCAAGACCAAGGAGCTGTTTCTCTCTAGCAGAAGCACGTTTGCCTTTAGCAAATTCTCCTAGCTCTTTTCCAACCATGCCAAGGTTCTCACTGAACTGGCCTGTCTTAGTAGGCGCTCCAAACGCTGCTGCCAAGCGGAAGTACATCTCTGCCTTGGAACTCTGTGCGTCTTCAGGAGAACTCATAGAGGTCGTGAGCATCCTAGCAAACGCATCGCTATCGGCAGTAGCACGTGCGCGAGCCAATTTTAATTCTGCATCATACGCACCGTCTTTTGGACCGTAAGCAGCCAGCATTGCTTGCAAGCTAGCCATGCGGTCACCACCCAAGGGCATGGCCGCTTTAGGCGCTACCGCAACAGGAACAGCAGAATTAACTGGCGCAGATAGAGTGCCAGCCGCCTCATTCATGGCGTTGACTGCGTTAGCATCTAGTGAAGCATCTTTAACATTAGCGATCTTGGTCAAGATAGAACGAGACTTAGGTGCGTCAGTAATGACAGTGGCCGGTACAGGTTCAGGCTCAATAGTCACAGGCGCAGGAGGCACAATCATATTCACAGGAGAAGTTACAGCTTCAGGCTGTGTGCGAAACCTACGAGCAAAGTCTTGTTCTTCCTCAATGCTGCCGTAGCCGCTAGGTAGGCGAACTTCACCTGCTGTTTGGTAGTGGGTTTTGATCCTGCCGCCACGAGCATTGCTTTCACCGGGGTTGCCTTCACCAGTACTAGAGCTAGATGTGTCGCTTTCACCGGGGTTGCCATCGCCGGATTGTGAACTGGTTTCTCCTCCCGATGCTGGCGAACCAGTACCGCCGGAAAGGGACTCAGCGGGGTTGCCTTCACCGGTACTGTAGCTAGTTGTATCGGTCTCTCCGGGAATACCCTGCCCAGATTCAGCGCTGGTTTGACCTTGCGATGCTGGCGAACCGGTACCGGGACCCGCTGCTGTCCCCCTGCTTTCTACAGGCGCAAAGTTGCTTGACAAATTTGTTAAAAGTTGTTGTTGTAAATTTGGGTCAAAATAGTTTTGTATTGCGCCAAGTGGTGTATTCTTAAAACCATATATAGCAAGAGCGTTTAGATTTGCCTCTATTGGATTTGCAGCAAAATAAGCAGCTTTTCCTTCATTAGACAAATTTGTCCACGCAGGGTTTGGATCAACGTATGCGTCGCCACCTCCGTAGCCGACATTAGTACCAGCAATGTTTATCGGGCCTACGCCTGTACTGGACATTGTTGACGCAGGGTTTACATTTGCAATGTTTTTAATGTATTGCCAGTCAGCATCAGAACTAACGCCAAAAATGTTATCCGATGCAGCCCTGATTTCTGAGTCCGTGTAGCCGTCTTGTGAGCGTTGTTTGTAGTAAGCCGCTGCTTGACCCGGCGAGGAAACACCACCGCCTTGTGCATACTTGGCAGCAAGCTCATTGACAGAGCCGCCTGTGTAAGCCTTGACTGTAGCCTTAGCTTTTTCATCGGCAGCTGCTTGTGCAAATGTAGAGTTGAGATTTTTAGGGTCAAACGCACCACTTGAAAGCTGGTTCATCCAGTAGTTGTAGCCCGGAGAGTCAATTGTTCCTTGCTCCCAGCTACGGCCAATGCTTTTGTAAGCGTCAACAATGTTCTGGTTGTAAGTCGGATAAGCCCCCGCTGTCATTTGCGCCCATTTATTTTCATCTACTTTGCCAAAAGTGTTTTCTGATGCGGTACGCAGGTCAGCATTGTTATAACCGAGGTTGCGCTGCTGCAAGTAGTAATCTGACTTTTCTTGAGGCGTAGCATTGATCATTGACGCAGGCATGGCGCCGTACGTCGGGTTTTTAAGCTGATTGCCATAGTAGCTGCCGGTAGTGTCATACTGGCCTCGGTTGCTAATACCACCCATGTTTGTGCCTACTTGACCACCCAAGGGGTTGTCGCTGTCCATAACAGGCATAGGAGTAAAGCCCCCCGTTATGCCGGAAGGCCGTCTTGTGGGATAACCGGGGGGTAACTCGTTGCTCGAAAAAGACTGTTTCCCCTCGTTTGTAAACCGAGGCATGGGAAAGGGCTGCTCAGCAGGCATGGCAGCCCCCCCCCCAGCGCTGCCCGTGCCAGTGCCTGTGCCAAACTGACTCTGAATGTACATTGGCGTGTTTTGCAACCGGTTCTGGTAGTCAGTCTTGTACGTGTCGTAAGACTTCTGATCAAGACCGTACTTGCGCATTGTTTCGTTGAAAGCGGCTGGGTCGGTTTTAAACGTGTTGAAGTCAGCAAGTTGCTTATCGTAAGTAGCCGCAGCGCCTGCGTCTGTAGGCCTGCTTCCAGCAGGAGCCGTAGGCACCAAAGGCGCAGTAGTACCGGAGTAGTTAACAACACCGGGCGTGCTCACCCCGTACTGCTTCATGATGCGATTGAGTTCAAATCCCATGATTGCTCCTTAGCCTAAAGCGTTCAAACCTTTGTACGTATACAGCCCTGTTGCCAACTGAGACAGAGGCGAGGCTGAATACGTAGCGCCGGTTGAACCGCCGGATTGCGTTGTCGTTTGTGGTGTGATTGGAGCCATACCACGAATTTGCGTGCTGAGAAAGTCGGCTTGTTGTCTAGGATACAACTGCTCGTTCTGGAACTGTTGCTCTGCGGCGCTAAGTTGCCGCTGCATTTGACCCTGTTGAGCAGCTCCAGCGCCTTCAAGTGACGCAACGTCGGCTGAGCGCATGGCTTGCTCTTGCTGTTGCATGTTGGCAAACTGCTGTAGCGCAGACATTTGACGCTGGTAGTCTTGAGCCTGAGCCGCCTGAGCTGCCTGAGCTGCACTCAAACCAAATTGTTGTTGGGTTTGACCTGCACCAGTTTGCATCTGGCCGAGGTTGCCCAACTGAGACATTTGCTGGCCGGTCAACTGGCCTTGAGTCTGAGCAAGGTTGCCGTACTGAGCACCACCCTGAAGTACGCGAGAAAGGTCTGCACCGGAGATGCTGCCCACAGTGCCTGCTAACTGAGCTTGACGTGCAAGATCTGCCTGAGAAGCGCCGAGAGCTTGCCCGTAGCCTTGGTTCGCCAGTTGAGCTTGCTGATTGAGTACAGCCTCTTGAGTGTCACGCAATGCGCGTGAGCCAAATTCACCCATGCGAGTGCCGCCAAATTGACCTGCCTTGATGAACGAGTCAGACACGCTCGGCAGTAGGTTCTCGCTTAAATTACGAGCACCTTGCTTGGCAATTACGTCCATGACTCCTGTTTGATAAGGAGACATGTAGTCTTTAATCCCGCCAGCGGCAGAACCAGCGGCTGCTGTTAGGTAAGGATTAGCCGCGCTCAGCGCTCGGTCAGACAACGCCTGCGCAGTAGTGGCACCTGCTTGCGTCATAAAAGGCTGAGACGCACCCACAATGTCTAGCGTCCCTGCTTTATCAAAATAGCCCTGCCCTTTTGCCAACTGACCCATCGCCGTTGCGGGGGCTTGTAGGTACTGATTTTGCGCAGAACGTAGCGTGTCGGCAGTACCTTTGCTGCCAAAGTCATACATGCCAGACTGAGCCTTGTCTAGGTCACCCTGATAGAAGCCTTGGTTGGCTTGTACGTTCTTGTACGCTTGCTGCTGCAAAGGCGAAAGCTCAGCCACCGTAGGCATGTCATATGCTTGATACGGCTTGTTGGCAATGTTTTGTGCAACCTGAATTTGGTTGTAAATTGCATCCTGCATCCACTTTGGTGTCTCGGTGGATGAGGTAGCGTACGAAGTTGCGGTCTGAGGAGACCCTTGGAATAAGCTAGCCATTACGCAACCCCTTTCAAATATGCCAATGGTGACTTGGCGTTAGGGCTGAATTTGCCCTTTGCTAAAGCCTTACCTTTGTGTGAGCGGATGTTTTTGCGCATAGCGTCGAGGAGGTTAGCTCCCTCTTGATTAGAGCCATCTCCAAGCATCGCAACTGTTTCTGCATCAATCACATATTCACCATCAGATAGTTTGGCATCAATGGTGTCTGCTCGACCAGAACCGGCTCCTTGAGCAAATCTGGCGATAGCTGACAGAGCGCCGCCACGGGCTTTTTGTACGACAGGCGCTGGCTGATTATAAGCTCCTTGCCGCGCATCAGGAGTGCTAGATGCGTAACCCGTGATTCGCGGCCAGTTAGAAGCCATGAACCGGTCAAGACTCATGCCAGACGCATTTGCATCGTTCTGCATCTTGTTCCAGTCCCAAGTGACTGAAGGACGATTAAAATATTCTTGCTGTTCAGGAGACATCTTTTTAATGGCGTCTTCTGCCGCAGGTGGCGGTTTCTGCAAGGCGCTAATTAAACTTAGACCGCTCAAGGCTTGACCTGCGGTAACTCCAGAACCTAAGATGCCGGTGGGTTTAGTCGTTGTCGTTGTCGTTGCAGCTTGAGTATCAAGCGGACCGCCTTTTAATATTTTGTCTAAGAAAGAAGGTTCTTTTGCTACTGCGCCGTCTTTGGTTTTGAGGTCGTTGACAACGGCATCCGAAGGCTTGTAGTTAAACCCTGTCACCAAGCCGGACAACACACCGCTAGTAGCGGCTGTTTTGGGGTCATTGCCTGCGGTCAGGCTTTGCCCAAACGTGCGACCTGCGTTAGAAATGCCTTGCTGGAAGGCTGTAGGGCCAGACATGCCGCCAGCTAACTCACTAACACCGCTGCCGACTGCGCCTTGCAACGCACCCTTACCAAAGCCCTGACCAGTTGCCAGACCCGACACGCCGCCCACAAGTGCGCCGCCCAAAAGGTTTTTGCCTACATCGCCTAATCCTAGCTTAAGCGCGTCGCTAGCTGCACCGCCAGCCAGACCGCCTAAGCCACCACCCAAGCCACCCATCAAAGCGCCCTTGAGAGGATCGCCGCCTGTCAAGGCAGATGTAGCGCCGCCAATGATCGCACTGCCGAGCGCACCCGTAGCTAGAGCGCTTGCACCGGTTCCCAAGATTGCTGAGCCGATAGCCGAACCAAGACCGGGCGCAAGAAAGTTTATTGCAATAGGCGCAGCTATTTTTATAAAATCTTTGAAGGAAAAATACTCAGGCAAATTGGTTTGCGGGTTGATCGTCCCTGAGCCTCCCATGCGCTTGAGCATGGCTGCTTCGCGTGGATTAATGTGCGCCAGCATCGTGTCGCCGCGACGACCTTTGGCCGCTATAGACGCCAAGCCACCACGAGCAAAACCTTTTTGCTTGGTGCGCTCCTGCATTCCGTACATCAACACCAAAATTGAGATGATGGCGACTTGGTCAAACTGCTCGGGCAGATCACCCGGATCGAGCAAGTCGTCATCAATAGCCGCCTGAAGAATTTCCTGATACTTGTCTGGGTTGTTCAGGGCGAACTCAAGCATCTGCACGATTTCGTCAAGACTCTCAGTCGTGATCGGCATGTCTCCGATTTGATTCTCAAGAGTCAAAACTGCCTGAGAAAAACGAGGATCGTTTTTAGCAATTTCAAGAATTTGTTGCTTATCCATTTTTCACTCCAAATTTCATTACTCAGCCGTCTGACAAAACCGCTCAGCCCACTCTCGCCAGTCGTCAAAATCGTAAGGCAGAGGAAAATTTCTACCTAAAGTCGTGTTATTTAAAAATTGCATTGCCCAGTTCTGCCAATTGTCAACGTCATCCAACCGACCAAGCGCTCCATAATTGTCCAAGTCAAGCGCAATCTGGTCAGCCCAGTCACGAAGCCCCATGCCCGTAGGCAAAGTAATACGTACGCTCATCCAAGCACCGTCTTATCGCCAGAATCAATGTGCCCAATAATCTGGCCCATTTGGTAATCACCGCCTACGGCGTTTGACTCAAAGCGCACACGCAACTCGCGGCGTTGTTCTTTAAGCATCACAATCTGCTGGTAAGGCTCTGAGGCTGTCTCAGGAAATGAGAACACGCTACTGGAGACTTCAGGCGCTCTAGCGTTAGCCCGTCCTGTGACCTGAACGGTCATAGGCCCGTTTTGAACAAAGTCAGGCTCAATTTCTGTGATCCGCAAATACTCGTTCTTGCCTTGTGGCAATGCGGACAAATCTGCTGTCTCAAAATACGATTGAATTGGCAATGTTGATTGACCCTCAATTGCGTCAACACCTTGCTCATGAATCCACACACGATAGCCACTTGTCGCAGGAATGCAGTCCGTTAACAGGGGCGCGGCAAAGCCATTGTTGTAGCCGCCGGAAGCTCGTCCAGACGCAGGCAGCTCTGTGTCGTACCAAGTATTCTCGCGCACGTTAAAAATAATGGCGTGGGTGCATTCAGTGGCGTCACCACGTGGATAACACCACCAGATCTCGCCAAAGTGCGGCACCTTGAATGCAAAAACTTTAGCGCGATGATTTGGGTTGACATTGTCAAAGAAGTAGTTCAAGTTCATTTGGTTAGGAACTTCACGCACCACGCCGTTGAACATTAAGAATCGGTCAACACCGCACCAGAAAAACACACCGTCGTAATCCACCACGCAGTCAGGCGACATGATCGATGTGTCTGTGGCAATTACGTCAAACTGAAATACAGTCAACCCACCAGCAAAAGTTGCACGAATCACAGCGTCATACGCCCAAAATATACCCGCAGGCGCTGACCCAGAGCCTGCACGCAGTGGCATACCCTTGATGATCTTTTGACCCCATACACGGGCTATGCCTGAGCCTGAGCCGCTTAGATCGGTGAAGTCACCAGCAACTGACCAACCCACAATTCCTGCCGTACCAAAATAAAACAGGTACGGGAACAGCATCACAATGCCGCCAGTAACATTTGCTCCGGCAGGCAGTGGAATCTCTACCAGTGGTGCAGTTCCAAGCACATCACCATAGAAAATCTGACCACCAGTGTCATTGCACACGCACTGCAAATTAGGAGCCACGTGCGCAATGATGGAGTTGTATGTGGTTGATGCGTCGTACGATGTCTGGAACATCCACTGGTTGTAAATAGAACTAGCTATGGTGTTTAAGCCACCAGCCATGTTTGTCACTGTGGTTGTGATTGTGGTGGTGTTAGCTACCACCACAAATCCGTTTGTAGCCTGACCAACAGTCGAAGCTGTGATGGTGATTACAGCGCCAACGGCTACCGCAGAGTAATTTGGTGTAGATGCAAAAGCTGTGATATTTGCCGCAACAGCAGTCGCAGTTGTAGGCAAGTCAGTTGCAAACGCAACAGCGCCTGATGTGATCGTCACACCGTTGACTGTGATGCTGTTAACCGATCCAGCCCCACCACCGGTCAAAGTTACAGTCCCCGTTGCCGCAACACCTGTTGGGGTGCGGTTGCTGATAACCGAGCTATTCTTTGTGCTATCAATCGTAAAACGCTCAACAGTTGATGCACCCGCCGAGTGGCAATACTGCAAACTTTGTTGAGTAAAACTATTAAAACCGCGAGAGATTTCTGTTAAGTACTTGTTGATGGAGCGATACCCCCCAACTTTTCTCGGCAGTCCGCGCTGAAACCTGACCCACTGTCCGTCAATGTAAAAGTCACCATCGTACCTAGTACCATCTCGCTTGATACCGGGCAGGGACTTCAGGACTATTGTGGATTCTGGCATCAATAAGTCCCGCCATTTACAACACCTGCTGGCGCAACACCCAAAACAGTCCAAGCTGCTTGTTGGTTAGCCGCTTCAAAAATAGGGATACCAACCGCAGTTCCACCAAGATTGATCAGTGCGCCGCCTGCTGTGGTAGCGCCTGTGCCGCCTTGAGCAACCGTAATTGGAAAACTTGAAGTTGCGCTATCTGCATCAACAACATCAGTGCCGTCGCAGTAATAAATGCCTCGTGAGCCTTGTGCGACTGCAACACCAGTTCCAGCAGAAGTCCTAACGGTGAGTGTGTAAGCGCCAGTTGTCGCGTTATCAACCCAATACTGCTGGACAGTGGCGGGGACAATCACAACCCTAGTGCCCGTTAGCGCACCTGTAAATTTGTAAACAATACGATTCAGTTCTGATCCGGTTAGCGTGTAGGTTCCAGTTCCCGCAACGCTGATCACTGTGTAGTCAAACACAAAGACAGAAGCCTGACCAAACCCTAGTGTGTAGAAGTTTGTGCCATCACTGATGATCACCGACGACTCAGTTGGCTGGTAGGCTTTTGTCGCCAAACCATCAATTGTGTTGACGCCAGAAGGTGTCAGCGTGACTTGACCGCCACCCGAGTTGCGCAAGTACATGAACCAGTTGTTGCCCACTGTAGCTGCGCTAGGCAGTGTCAAGGTGCCTGACCCTGATCCGGTCCACAAGTACATTTTGGCGCGGTCTGAATCGCCTGCAATGTAGTTTGAATTAAAGTTGGTGATCGGCACAGACTGAGACAACAGCGTGCCCACAGCCACAATGCCAGTGCCTGCCAAAGCAGATGCATTAGCAGTAGATACCGTGGCTCCAAATTGAAGCGATTCCCACAAACCATTTGTGGTGGTGTTGTCTGTCAAATAGACTTGCCAAACCGTTCCAGCGGCAATTGAAACAACTTGCGTGCCGCCAGCGTTCTTAACTACAAAAGTTTGAGCGCCTTGGTTGTTGAACAGTATGGTGTTGCCAACGCCACTTTTTTGCGCGTCTGGCAAAAAGATTGACCGCCCTGCGGTAGTGGCCGTTACATCAATGATGCGGGTCGCAAGATTGGTGCTGGTGCTAGTTTCCTCGGGCCAACTCAGCGTCACATCCGTAGTAGTCAGCGTGATAGCGCTATAGCTAATCTCGCTCGGGTAAATGTTTGCGCCACCAAAGACGTCTGTGTAGATAGGCATTACGCTTCACTCCTATTTGCTGAGCGGTCCATGATGCGCTTGAGGTCTTCGCCATTGAGAGCCTGCGCCGCACGGTCATACATCATCTGCCACGTCTGGATACGCTCGTCTTTCTTAAGAAACGGGGTAGCCTCAAGCAAGGTTGCATACAGCAACACATCAGGGGCGTATTCAGTGAGATAGTTGGTTTGTAAGTCATCGCCCAAAAGGGCGGGTTGTTCGTAGTACAAAATCTCAAGAGTTTGTACCGTAGAAGGTGTTGGGGTGATCAACCAGTTCTGGTAGTCGTAGTCAGCATAAAACTGAGGCGCGGCAGTCTGGGCCTCGTTCGGCCAATAGCTGCGGCAATACTCGTAGGCCCGAGCAAAGATAGGCGATCCGTTGACAGTCATGCTGATTGTGTCGCGCCAGCGGTCAGGCTTCAGGTAGACAGCCACGCCAACGGATAAAGGGGTACTCACCGCTCGGATGAACCCCTGAATTTTAAGCTCTCGCGCAATCCTGCGCTCGCCCAATGTGATCAACCTAGGCAGTTGGTCGTAGACGATCTGGTCGCTATCTTGCGTGAAACCACGCTCAAGGTAGCGCCGCACGTCTACCAGCAAGCTGTCGTACGTCATGCTATAGCTCATATACACTCCATGGGTATTAGCCGCTGATTCAGCATGCGCCGTTTATATGATTATAGCCTTGAAACAAAGTTCAAGGCAACTTGTTACGCATGGAGTCCAGACAGGTACATCGTTTTCCCGCCCTCTTTTACTGCGGTCAAATCTTGCTTTTTTAGGTTTTCGGGGTCATAAGACACATGCACCCAGCCCGAGTCCGGCACGCCCCGAGTATAAAACTCAAGAATCAGTTGCGTATAGGTCAGATTTTCTCTAATCCACTCGGCCAGTTCGTGGTTTGGAACGCTTGGGATCTCAATGTCAGCGGCTCGGCCAAGGCAATGGTCGGACGTGCGAGAGCCGCCTACCTTGGCATTGACGTCAGAGCTTCGGTATCCAGAGTTCACTTTCACGCCTTTGCCAAAATGCTCGCGCACCGGCTGTAGCACCTTTTCGGCTAGCACCTGAAGGTTGGCAATCGTTGCTGCATTCGGCGTGTTGTCCATATCATGACGCAAAGCGGTTTCGCTTTTGGTCATTTCGGACAGCGAGAAGTGTTCGGTGAGGTTCATTTGACTGGCCCCGCCTTAGAAAGCAAATCGGTCTTGGCTTGTGAGCCAGCAGAGGAGCCAAAATAATACGCAATGATGCCCGTCCAAGCGGTAGACAAACTGCCCAGCATCATCAAAATAGTGGGGTTGTTGCCATCCACTTTGCCAAACAGCATCATCCCTAAGATGCCAAAAAACCCAACAGTGATGATTGCAGCCAGTGCCGGGGGGACAATTGAGCGTGTTGCAGCTTGCATGTCACGCGCAGACTTGCGGTCTTCAACTTCCAACTTTGCAAAGTTTAGGCCAAGCTCCTGCGCTTGTTTTTGAAGTTCAATTTCAGCAATCTTGACCTGAGCAATTTGCTCTGCTGAAAGTTTGTTGCTGGAGATTAAATCGCCAACCTTCTCAGGATCCACCCCTATGGCTTTTGAGATGGCAGATACGGCCATCCCAGCTAAGGGACCCCCTAGCGCCGTGGCGATTGTCGGCGCGATTTGTTTTAACCAGTCCATTACTGTTTACTCCTTGAAAGCATTGTTGCTGCAATTTGAAGCATGGCGCGGGTGCTGTCCATGTCTTCAGGCTGGGTCGCCCATCCAACTGTAATCTGTCCTACAAACCTCCCCGGCTCTGGAGGGACACTGATGCGGCAGGTATACGCAACACCTCTGGCAATATACCAAAGCCCCATTTCGCTCTGTGCAGATTTGTATTCTCCGCAAGGAATTTCACTTGCCATCAGCTTGACCACATCCGCGTTGTTGGCTGCGTTTTGCGTAAACAGCCCGACATCTAAGCCATCGTTTGTTTTGTCTCTGCCGTTCTTCCCATAAGCCCGATGCAAAACCCTTGTGCCAAACATGCTGTTGACTTTGAACACCGCCACCACCAAAGCGCCAGACTGCTTGAACAAAAGCGCCGCTGCGTCCTCAACTCTGTCCTCAGCAATGCTTGGAATCTTCTTTGACTCCTTGTACGCCCCTATCAATAATTCTTGGTTTGTATATACAAAGTACCCTGCAAAGGTCAGAACGGCCATGAGCACCATTGCAAACAGACGGAACGGGCTGCTGACATATGCCAGCACCTTGTCGATGATGCTAAGTTGTGCGTCACTTGCCATCAGCACTTCCCGCCGCACTGCTCAAAGATGCCAAAGACAAAGTACGTAATGGCCCCTAGCATGGCGGTGAACACCAGACCAAGCAAAGCCAACTCAATGACTTCATCAATCTCTTTTTTGCGCCTTTCAGCAAGTTCCTTTTCGCGCCTAGCATCGTGGGCCGCTTCAACATCCAGCGCTGCCGCCCTAGCTTTGATCTTGTTCCAGACGTCTACACGACCGCTTTGCATGAACATGAGTTCAAGCTGATTTTCAAACCTTTTCGCCTCATCCAAAATTAACTCGATTTGCAACGCAACCGACATGGATGATTTTGATTTTTTAGCCTGTACAGCGGCCTTTGTCGCTACCGCCTTGGCGTCCCAATACTTCCCAAGTACGGGGCCAAGACTGGATACGTCATCGACAGTCTTGCTGACCTTTTTGATTAGCGCAACTGCTGCTTGTATGCCTGCAAGGGCTGTTAGCGGATCTATCATAGTGGTCACCTAGCACTTGGTGTAGTTCTTCAAGGTCTGCTTGGGTATAACGCTGGTAGGTTGATTTTAAATCAGAAGGCATAGGCACCGCAACAATAGGGCCGCCAATCTCTTCAGCCACAGACAGGAACGATCTGGCAACTCCCGTTCCTACGTTCCAGATGCCTGACTTGGGCACATTGAAAAACGCCTTGTGTACGTCAATGACCGTCTGCACCGGCACAAAGTCACGCTTAAAGTCTGCGCTGCCCTCAAAAATCTTGATTACCCCAGTCTTGGCCTGTTCCCTAAACTTGTGGAATGGGGAGGCTTGGTCACCCTTGTGGTCTTCATGTGGGCCGTAGACGTTGAAGTACCTGAACAATTGCACGGGCGAGGTCGGCGTCATTTCATGAAAATACTGCTCCACCAGAACCTTTGACCAAGCGTACATGTTGGCTGGGGCTACTGAGTCAGACTCCTTGAACGTGGTGTTCTCTGGGCCGTAGACCGAGGCTGATGAGGCAATCTGTAGCGGGATCTCGTACTTCTGGCAGCGCTCCATTAGGGTAGTGGTGAAGTCCACGTTCTGCTGTTTGAGCGCAGGCCAGTCTTGGCAGCGAGTGTTTGAGATCGCGCCAAGGTGAATGACCATGTCCAGACCAACTAGGTTGTAGGCAGGCTCGCCCCACTCATACAGGGATAGCTCGTGATCGGCCAAGGCCTTGACCATGTTCTGCCCGATAAAGCCCTTGTAACCCGTAATCAGGATACGCATACCGTTCCCATGTAGGTGCAGGACTTGGCGGCTTTCTCGTTGGCAAACTGGATGGCGGCGTCCATGTCTTGAGTCTCAAGGTGATTGGCAACCAGAGCGGCCAAGAACACATCGCCAGCCCCGCAGACATCGACCACCTCAGTTGCTGGCGCACGATGCAGTTGCTTGAGATGCCCCGCGCCCTTGGCTCCGTAGGTCACGATCAGCATCTCTGGGTCTGGTAGGGAGGTTGACTCAAACAACTCTCGCTCGTTGATCTTGATGTAGATGCTGGGAAAGTCACCTAGATTGGGCTTCTTGGTGTCCATGTAGATCGGCCCTTTAAACGCCGCTCTGATAGCGTGGATCACCTCATCTGTAACGAAGCCCTTGTCGTAGTCTGAGATCACTATGGCGTCATAGTCGTAAGCGGCCTCAACCGTGTACGGCTCTGGCTCAACATCATGGTCTACGCGCAGCAAGTGGTCTTGGGTACGTAGATCTACGTACCGAATCTTGCGGGACATCTCGGACGGTACGCGCACATGGGCGGTAACTCCAAAAGATTTGAGGTTGGCAGCTACGTTGTACGCCATGCCCAGCCGCTCTTCGGTGCGGACAAATGTTAGCAAGGGCGCAGACGATTCGGGATTTACTCTCCGGATTTCGCCGTAGCGGTACTCATCTATGCAGGCATCACCAATGACTAGGACGCGCATTGACTATCTCCAGCTTCTACTCGATAGTTGTCTTCCACAGAATCCGCAGTAGAAACTTCAATGATGCTGCCAGCCTCAACGCAGACAAGCTGGTGAGGAAGCATGGGCGGGTTGTGCCACGTATCGCCTACGTTAAGAACATGCACAAACCGCTTGGCGGTCTTGGTGTCAATGATGATGACTTTAAACTTGCCGCTCTGCACATGCCAAGTCTCATCCTTGACGGCATGAAAGTGCATGGAGAACTTGGCTCCAGTATTGAAATTCAGCAGCTTGCCGCAGTACAGATCATTGGTTGCCCAAATGGTTTCGCTGCCCCAGCCCTTAGTCACGGTTCCCGTTAATCGCATAGATCATCCCAGTCGTTGAGTGGCCTTTAAGGTACGGAAGGATAGCAACTTTTACAATGTCGTTGCCAACTACTTGGTCTGGTAGATAGTCGCCGCCCTTGGTTATCAAGTCTATCTTGAGACGCTTGATTAGCTCGTATGGCGTGTCTTCTTCAAAGATGTAAACGGCGCTGACACTGCGCAACGCCAGCAGAACAGCCTTGCGGTCTTCTTGGTTGTTGATAGGCCTCTCAGACCCCTTCAACCTGCGCACCGATGCGTCCGAGTTCAGTCCAACAATCAACTTGTTGCCCAATGCACGGGACTGCTCAAGGTACTCCACATGGCCCCTGTGCAAAATGTCAAAGCAGCCGTTGGTGAAGACCGTGGTCATTACCTAGTCCTTGTCTGTCACGATAACGGCAACCTTGTCCACCCAGACCAGCCTGCCTTTACATGCTATGTTCCATTTGGTCTCACCGTGCTCGTGAGTACACTCTGTAAAAGTCTCGCCAATGATTCTTACATCAGAGGCGAGATGTTCGGCACCATTCTCAAAGATACGCCACACCAATTCTGAGCCATCATGTTTGGTGTTAAAGCGAACATGGTATTTATTCAATACCCATCTCTTTTCGTATTTTGGTTGCAGAGATGGCGTGAGTAGCATCGTCAAACGATTCCTGCTCAATCTTGTAGCCAACGTCTCGGCCATAGGTGATGTTTGTCACATTTGGGACTAGCTGCACAATGTACTGCCCTTGGTACAACGGGTCTAAATCGCGCTTGATAAGCTGTTCGACTTGAGTCTTTTCAAAAGGATTGGAGCCGTTCCAGCCTTGGCAATCCCTGATCTGAATGACCACTTGACCCGTCTTGGCGATAGCCCTGTCAAACAACGCACGATGGCCTTTGTGCCACGGTTGCCAGCGGCCTAGCATCTGCACGGTTTCTTTCTTCCAATCAAACACGGGGCGGCGGCGTTCGTCAAGGATGTGCCGACCAATGAACTCTGCCCACTTCTCGGCGTCTTGCTCAGTGACCCTGAAGTCGTACTGTTCTGGTGGAACAAACGCCTTGTTGGTGTCATCAAACCGGCTCTGCTCGATGGTGTCTACCCACACAGTCCAGTCGGCCTTAAAGTTGTTACGCATCTCAACCAAGGGGGCTACAAAGTCACAGATTACATAGTCGCCAGTGGACTTCAGCGCAAACTCTGCCATGCGTAGCGATTGACGAATGCGACCCTCTTTGGAAAAGTCCCAGTCGTTAAAGCGCTTGCGGATTTCGTCAGCGTTGAACCAGTCTACTTTGCTGGTGTATGCAATTGGTGGCAACTCCAAATGCAACATTCGCTCTAACGGCATAGTGTTTACATTGGAGTTTTCTTCAAGGTACTTCTTCAGCGCCGTTGCAAGAAAAGTCTTGCCCGAACCGGGCAGGCCCATGATTAAGATTTTTTTCATGCCATCAGCGCATCAAGTTCATCATGAGTTGTGGCAGCTTCGATGGCGGCGACTCTAGGAGCGATGGCAGCTTGTGCAGCGGCAACAGCAGCAGGATCGTAGGTTGCTGGATTGCGCATCTGCTCTTGGACAACTTGCTGGAAGCTGAACGAAGCGTTGGCTTTCATGCCAGCTTTGCGGTCTTCAACTGGGATGTCGTAGGTGCCGTACACAATCTGCACTGGATCAGTGGTCAGGTCAAACGTGTGGGCCGTGTAGCCTTGACGGTGCGCTGTGATAGCTGGACGGACTTCAACGGCTGATTTCCAACCGTCTTGACCCGCTGGTGGTGGGGTGTCCCAGCAGTCTGTAACTTCGTTGTTTTGGATGCGAACATAAAGTGCCATGATGATCTCCTATGAGTTGAAAAAATATGATTTTACGGGGCTTTGAAAGCAGTCATTGAATCGCGGTTGGCACCGACCCTTGACCACGTGGTTAACGCGCCAACTTGAGTCGGAGAAGAGCGGTCAGTTGTATTTCCAAGACCTAATCTTCCGTATTGGTTGCTACCCCACGCATAAAAAGCACCACCTGTTGTAATGGCCCCAGTAAAGTCTGATCCAGTGGCAATTTGTGACCAAGTCGTCAACGCACCTATTTGCTTGGGAGAGCTATAGTAGGTTGTGTTTCCAAGGCCTAACTGACCATAAAAGTTATTGCCCCACGACCACAGTGTGCCATCAGTCTTGGAGGCGATGGTAAAATTAGAGCCTACATTAATAGTTGCCCAAGCAGTAAGCGCCCCAATCTGTACCGGGCTAGAGCGGGAAGTTGTATTGCCCGACCCCAACTGACCAGAAGAGTTATTTCCCCAAGCCCATAACGTGCCGTCTGTTTTAAGGGCGGCAGAAAAATTGCTGCCAATAGCAGCCTTAAGCCAATTAGTAAGAGCGCCAATTTGTTTGGGGCTAGAGTAACTGGTTATATTACCCAACCCTAATTGGCCTGTTCCATTTTCCCCCCACGACCATAACGTACCATCTGTTTTAGTGGCAACAGCAAACGCCTGCCCCGCAACAACAATATACCAGCTTGTTAGCGCACCTATCTGTTTAGGCGATGAGTAATATGTTGCGTTATTAAGACCCAACTGTCCTTGGTTATTTTTGCCCCATGACCAAAGCGTTCCATTTGTTTGCGTTGCAACGGTGAAATATTCACCACTGGCTACAGAAAGCCAATTAGTCAACGCGCCAACTTGGTTTGGCGATGAGCGGCTTGCGGTGCTTCCTAAGCCCAACTGACCATTAGTACCAATGCCCCAGACCCATAAAGTGCCGTCTGTTTTAATTGCGTTTGACCTAGCATAAGCATTTGGCTGACTAAAAATAGTTTCCCACGTAGTCAGTGACCCAATTTGTTTTGGGCTTGAGTAATACGTGGTGTTGCCCAAACCTAACTGACCAGTAGCGCCAGAACCCCATGTCCACAATTGTGCCGCATTGGGCGTGACACTGTTACTTGCCGCACTAGCTGGGCCAGCGCCCGAAGCGTTTGACGCTGTTACGGTGAAGGTGTAGGCGGTTCCGTTTGACAAGCCGCTAACTACAATTGGAGACGCCGTCCCAGTACCCGTTAAACCTCCGGGACTTGATGTAGCCGTGTAACCCGTGATTAGTGCCGGGATTCCCGCATAAGTAGGGGCCGTAAAGGTTATAGATGCGTTCCCGTTTCCAGCCGTAGCAGTACCAATTGTTGGCGCACCGGGTGGGCTGGGCCAAGTCTCCAACGCCTTAGCGTTAGCTTGACCCGCGAGACTCCAGATGCCTGAGTATTGGACGCCTGTGATTGTTGAGGTTACTGGCATGGTGTTCTTTTAGTAAAGAAGGGCAGTGGTGAACTTATAGCTTGTGGAGGCAGACAACCAAGTTGTCAACGAACCAATTTGCACTGGGCTAGAGCGGTTTGTTGTGTCGCCCAAACCCAATTGACCATTAGCATTAAGTCCCCAAGACCACAAAGTCCCATCAGATTTTGAAACAACGGTAGTGTAAAAACCGCAAGCCGTATTAAGCCAATTAGTCAAAGACCCTACTTGTTTGGGGCTTGAATAACTTGTTGTATTGCCTAAACCTAGCACACCATTCAAACCACTACCGGATACCCAAAGCGTGCCATCAGTTTTGGTAGCAATTGTATTTTGAGCGCCACCCGCTATGGAATACCAAGTTAATAACGACCCAACTTGCTTTGGGCTTGAATAGTATGTAGTGTTTCCAAGACCTAATTGCCCCGTTCCATCACCGCCCCAAGCCCATAATGAGCCATCAGTTTTAATTGACAACGAATGATAATTGCCGCCCGAAATTTTTGACCAATTTGTTAACGAACCAATTTGTGCAGGGCTAGAAGTGTTAGCTGTCGTGCCAAGGCCTAATTGACCTTGCGGGTTATAGCCCCACGACCAAATAGTTCCATCTGTTTTAATAGCCAAGAAATGTCGCAAGCCGCCAGCAACTGTAACCCAGCTTGTTAGTGCGCCCACTTGTTTGGGTGAAGAGTAGCTTGTTGTATTACCCTGCCCTAATTGACCGTAAATATTACGGCCCCACGACCACAATGTTCCGTCCGTTCTAGTGGCAATACACGCATAATCTCCAGCGGCAACATTAAGCCATGTTGTTAACGCGCCAACCTGTTTTGGTGAAGAATAATTTGTGGCATTATTTAACCCAAGTTCTCCGTTACTATTTTGGCCGCAAGTCCACAAAGTTCCGTCTGTTTTAACAGACGCGGTAAAAGCTCTTCCGTTTACGATACTTTTCCAATTTGACAGACTACCAACTTGTTTGGGAGATGAGTAGTCCGTTAAGTTGCCCAGCCCTAATTGCCCATATGTGGCTTGTAAACCCCAGCCGTACAAATACGGGAAATAAGTATTGGTCGTGACTTGCACCGCCAAGGGATTGAACCCCGGCTTATTTATACCGGATGCGTATCGAAAGCTCATGCAACGCTCCTTATTTTGGCTGCGGAGATTTTCCGTTTAGTTTCTTCGGAGTGCTTACGCCCAAAAAAAGAATTCTTTTCACCAGCCCCAAAGCCTTCTGGACGTTTCTTACCAAACATTGGATGGTTAGCGCCTGACTTGACGGCTTTCATTTTTTTGATGGATTCAGGTGTGTGTTTGCGACCAAACCAGTGGCTATCTTCACCACATACACCATACAACCAATGCTTGTCGCCAAGACGAGACTCGGATATTTTACGTTTGGTTTCTTCGGTACGTTTCTTGCCTGTGTTTTTTGCAACTCTTTTTGCAATAGATTCTGGCTCTTGTAGAAAACCAGCAACCCAGCCTTGTTTGGCATTCTCTGGCTTGAGGTTCGCCCACTCTACAGAATTGACCACATCATGTTCCGCTGAAAATTGTAAAGCTACTTGAGAGCACTCTTCTATGTCATCAAATTCGCCCAGCACACACGTCATCATTTGACTGCCATGTTTTTCCAAATGCGCCATCCAATACAAACCAGAACCCAAATAGATGTACGGGTCTTTGGTTGTCACGCCAAGATACTTCAATCCAGTATCTGCGTGGCGTTTAATGTAAAGAGCTATGGTCATGCCGATGCAACAAGTTTTAACGGATTGCTACCGTACTTCTTAGATAAACTGCTTTTTACAGCATCAAATGGGTGCGTCCACTCGCCAAACATTTCTTGTCGGAATAGTCGCATATCGTTGTAGTAAATGCAAGATGCCAAACCATCATCAGCATAAATGTCCATGCAGTGCAGGAAGTAGGGCATGACTGGTGTCACCACCCACGTCTCAACGCCCATAGCGGCTGCTAGGTGGCTCACTGAGGTGCATGACGAGATAACCAAGTCGCAGCTTGCCGCTGCCTGACGGGTGTCTTCCCATGTGTCCAGCTTGACCTGCTTAACCCAACCCGGAGCGGCCTCAACGCCTGCGTCACGTTGCAAGCTGATGAACTCAGCATCTGCGTCCTTGACAGCGGAGAACATCAACTCGTATGGGAAGGCTTTGTGATGCTCATGCTCAAACTGGGTCGAGCCTTGCCAGCGAAGGCCGATGCGCTTCTTGCGGCCCTTGATGGTGATTGGCTTGGTGATGTACGGAGCGCCAGAGATGTCCCGCACCTCAAAGCCCAGATGGACGATGGCCGACATGCCAGCAACCCAGAAGTCATGGTAAACCCCAAACACTGCCTCGTGCTGGATGACTGAGGACACACCCTCGACATCAACAAACAGCGATGCGAGTGAGCCAGTGCAAGCCACGATGACCTTGCAACCCTTGGCCGCGATGTACTTGGCGTAGCGCACTTGGTGGATCTGGTCGCCCAGACCGCCTTCAAGGTTGAGCAGGACGATGCCCTTGCTCTTACCGTCCCACTGCTGTGTGGGCACATCGGGACGCTTGTTGCCGAACACGCCAGCCACACGGCCCCTGTCCATCAACTGGTAGCCCTTTTGGATCTGGCCTTGGCGCAGGTAGTACCAGCCACGGTTGTAGGCGGCACGGTGATTGTTTGGCTCGTCTGCTTCCAATTGTTGGGCCAAGCGCCAGCCTTCGGTAAAGTCGCCTGTTGTGGACGCTGCAAGCTGCAAGTCCAGTGCATGTAACTCTGGGACTGTGCGGGGCTTTTCTAACCAGAACTCAGGCTGGCAGAACGATGAGTAGTGAGACTTCAGCAGGTCTTTGGGGTCTTGCTTGTGCTGGGCTTCCAGCTTTGGCTTGACATCGTGCATACCAGCGTGGCCGTGCAAGTTCTCGTCATCTTCAGCCACCGTAGAGCCGTCAATGTTGTCAAAGTCGTAGGAGAAGTCTGGCAGTCCCAAGAACTCATGGATACGGGCCAGTTGCGCTTTGGGGTCAGCCAGCAGGT